CAAGCTGGACTCAATATTTGGTTTTTAGTGAAATTGATAAAAAACCATTTGAAGATAAATTTAAGTTTATACAATTTTATAAATCAAATTATACTTCTGACAAACATCATAAGTGGGTTGTTAAATAATGACTTATAAAAACCACGAAATTACTTTTAGCAATAATGGTGTAGAAACTATTGATGGTTTAGATATTATTGGTGGTAATGAAGTTGCATCTCATAGAAATAATATTCTTTTTAAGTTCAACAAAAATTTAGCAATTTATAAATCTACTATTTATGCTAGTCGTACAGAAACTAAATACATAGGTATAAACAGACATACAAGTAAAGTTCATAATTTTGGTAGTGACAAACCAACAAAAAAATTTTTAGAAACTTATACAGATTATAATGGTGGTTTTGATTATACCTTACCTTTTACTGTTGTTGATGAAAATGAAATTTTAAAGGTTGTTAAATAATGGGAGACTATATTTTTTCAGACAACATTTATTATCATTATCACATTAGATGTGATGTCCTATCTTCTAAAAGAAAATCATATTTAGATGGCAATACAACACGATCTTATAATGTCCCTATTTATGAAGAGTCACACACTTTCGTGGATTTTAAGAAATTTAAATCAAAAAAACAAGCATTGGAATATTGTCAAAAGTTAATTGAACAAGGTTTTTTAGAAAAAAAAGTATCCTATCATATTGATAGATATCCTAATTCATATCCTAAAAGATTGATAAAAAATAAAAACTTGAGAATAGAAAAATGGAAAAGGTATAAGTTTAATCCTAACAATGAGATTATTCCATCTACAAAAGAAGAAAAAGTAAAAGATTTCTTGGTCAGAGATGATCGAGATGGGATCACTCAATCCGTGGGTGATCATAATGACAAGAAAGAGAGAATAATATGACAAGTAAAATACAATATAATATCACTAATAAGATTGGAAGTCTTGAGAGTACTCTGAAAAGCCAAAGAGAACTTTTGGAAGTAAATCCGAATTTAGCTTTTACTGAATTCACGAAAGATGTCTTGGCAACTTATCCAGAAAAGATAAGAAAATTTAAAAAGTTTGCTGATCTGAAAAACTTCTGGACTTTCACTCCGACTGCAAAAGACTTTGAAGACTTTGTGAACTTGTTAGCTAAAAACAATATCAACTTCCATCCAGAAGATGATTTCAATGATTACTCTAACAAGGATGGATCAAAGACTTTTCCTAACGAACATACTGCAATTATCGTTAATGATAATTTCGACATAGCTAGACAAACACTTAAAGAAGAAGTTTTCTGGAAGATTTGTTTTGAGGTTCAGAAAAGAAATGTAGTTGAGTATGTGGATCTTTTTGCCAAGTTGATTGCAGAAAGATTTCCAGAAGGTAATGTTGATATTTCAAGTGAAATTGACTCAATTCAAATTGAAGAAAACTTGGAAGACAATGACTATGTCACTAGTACAGCCTTTGACTCAAAAGTGAGGGAGAAAGTTTCAGAGCTTTGGGAAAAAGTTGATTGTGATAAATGCAGTGGCAAAGGCTACTACTATGATGATGAGGGTTATCTTATTAATTGTCCGAAATGTCACGGAGAGGGAACTCTTCCAAAATCATTAGAACTAGAGGAACTCCAAGCAAAATCTTGGAAACAAAGATATCCAAATGGATTTAAAAGTGACAAATAATTTTTTAAAAAAATTTGGCAGAAGAAAAGCAAACACTTGGGGTAGATGTGGATCTAAAAAAGAAAAAAGATCTGCATCTAAAGGTGTTCGTAAACTCAATAAACTTTCAATTAAAAAAGGAGAAAGATAGAATGATTAAAACATTAGCTCAATTACGAACTAAAAATCGTTCTTTTTTTGGTACTCTTTTTCAGTACAAATATTTAGATCGATTGCTGACAAAACCAAATGGAGAAAAAGTATTAGTGAGATGTGAATGGAGACTTGTACACGATGGAATTCGTTCTGAAACAGCATCGTGGAGAACAAGATGGGAAATTTATGATGTATGTTCCGATGGATCTATTGGTCATTTCCACACTAAACATTTTGCAGTTCTTGAGAATGTAAAACAATATTTAAAAGGAAAAAAAGTGAAAGACATTTATCAAGACTATGTGTGGGATGTTTTTCGTTACAGACACAAGGAGAATAGATAGAATGATTGAATTCATACAAACAAGAATACTCACTCCAGAATTTTATGACACTTACATTCCTTATGGCAACCTTGATAATATTGTTGTTATTCTCGGATCACTTCTGGGACATAAGGTGGAGAAGTACATACCACAAAAACTGCAAAGTGGACTAGGGGCAGTTTGGGGTGGTGGAATTGCAAATGCATTTTCAGACTTTGGTGGTGGAATGATTACCTTGTCCTACGATTTAGCTTTTGGAACAGCAATAGGTTGTTTGATGGCATTAATTTTAATCCCAATAGTTGTTTATATTGGAAGATTAATAAACGGAGAAAGATATGAATAAAAATATTATTGAGAAAATTAAAAGTACGAAAAATAAAAACGGAGTAAAAAGTTATTTTTGTCTGCCAGATTTTTCGGCTTATAATAGTATCTCTGAAGTAAAAGACAATAGATTGTTCTTTACTGCAATGGGTGGGGGTTTTGTCCACTCGATTGATCTCGACAATCCAAAGTTTGTAAGAGATGTAAAAGAAGGTAAAGTTATTTTTACGGATCAACCACCAAAACCTATCTATAAAAAAGTAAAATTATCACTTGATAGTATAGGGGAAATTATTGGTTATTCCTTGCAAGAAAGAAAATGGAATGGATGGTCAATTGTTCAAGTGGAATTAGACCAAGTCAAGAAATTTAATGAACTTTCTGTAAAATCTGGTTTGGGAGATCATACAACTGTTTTTCAAATTGTTGATGATGATACTTTGACCATTGAAGAGGAGATTGATTTCAATGAGGAAACTCAATCAACTGTTTACGAAAGTAAGATCATTAAAAGTGTATCAATAGAAGTTGAGGGAAAGAAAGTAAAAACTTTTGATCTTAATT